ATCTATCTTTCAGCGGATTCACTTGCTCTGTTGGTGGAGCTTCATAATTTACTACACCATCAGCTTTCATGTTACATGAACTGAGTGTGCAGAACACTAACATCAATAATGCGAATACACCTATGCCTTCCATCAAAAACCAAACCCATCTATCGGAACCGATATTGTTGTTGTACTACCGTCTTCACTTATAATGTTAAGTGTGATAGTACCAGTTGTTTCATCTCTTACCCAACTAATCTCTGCGCCTTCTACAGTAGCAACTCCGCTGTCAGTAGAGACACATTCAGTTACACCTGGATCACATATACCAAACATATTATCAACTAACTGTTTTGATAACTGTGCATATATTCGTGACTCAACATTATTTAAAAACTTATTTAAAATACTATTTGCTTCTTCACGTGCTGCCCTTGCTTCTATAGCTGCTTGTGCTTCTAGTACATCTTTCTTTCTATTAAACTCAAGCTGAGCAATACTCAATGCATGAGTACTAAACCCTTGACCACTGAACGAAGGATTGCTAAATCCAAACGTTAGACTCTCGCCTCTTGCCATCAGTGGTATTATTATTGAACACCCTGTGAATAGTAATATTAACGGTATGAAAACCCATTTCATCATTTCTTTTTCTTCTCCTGATATTCTAATATCATGTCTAGCTTTTGTTTCAAACGTATGAGATCATTATCAAGCATTCTTATTCTATCAATTAAACCAATTAATGTCATATGCGATTCATGTGTAACCGGCTTTACTTGTGTTGTTACCCAAGTCCAGATATAATAAACAAAGTATCCTAATCCGCATGCTGCTATGATAGGAAACCCATATTGACTTATAGCTGTACCAATATCCATTAATCTTTTCTCGCATCTTTCTGGCCATCAGCACGCGCAATACGTGACAAGTCTGGTTCAAGATCAAATGCAGCCGATAACTGCACATCAATTCTTATAATCTCATTATTCATAGTCTTGACTCGATTGTCAAGTGCCATAACAAATATCCGCTGTTGCTGTATATCCTTTAGCACTCCATCTAATATAAACCTTAGAATAAGAAAGATAAAGTATCCACCAACTGTAGCTGCAGCAATAGGGAAACCAACATCAGTTACTAATGATAAAAAATCCATAATAGCCCATTTTTTAGTGTACATATACCATTTTATGTGGTATAATTATTGTATGAGTATTTATATAAAAGGAAACATGTAATGTCAGTTTGTGGTGAAATAGAGAACATACAGCGCGAAATCACTCAAGTCGAATCGCTTATTCAAGATGCACACCATGATAGTTGTCATACTTTAAAGAATAAACTAATAGTACAGGTAGAAGAACTAGAAAAAAGACTACATGCACTAGAAGCAATATCTTAGTGTATCTTTTATGTTACAGTATACAACTAAATGCACATCAACCGCATTTAACAATGTACATCTCATAAGAACTGTTGTAATATGATTATATTAAATGATTGAAAAGGAATATATTATGTCAGATGTTACTCACGATTACGGAATGTTCTCACAAGCTGGTAATGATGCAGTTCAAGGTTTAGTCAATGCAGTTGTTGTTATGGCTCCAAAAGTTAAAGATGCCCAGCTTACAGACTATGCAGAAAGACTACTTCACTCTTTATCATTTGTTGAACTTTATAGCGAATCTTGGGATACTATGGTTCGTGAGAACTACTTTGCTCAAATCAACTATGAATTAAGATAATGAGAGTTGTTATAGAAAATATCATGATGGCCTGCGGTTGTACTCAAGAGTCAGCCGAAGATATCGATTTTGAAATGATTTACGACTATTCTAAATATCCAGAAGGATGGCGTGAAGCAGTCGATGTTGCTCGAAAGAAAGTAAAAGTAATGCCTGAAAGTGGTTTGAAACGTGAATGGTGATGTGACATATTGTCACACTAATGCAATTAGCAATGTACATCTGATAAAAACTATCGTATGATTGTTTTATTAGTTATGAAAAGGAATACATATTATGATTACACAATCTCAATTAGCTGATCGTCGCATGATCATTCAAGCTGCAGCCGAACGTATACATTCTCGTAAAGCACAAATGGCTCGTATCAAAAAAGCATCTCAGCGTGCATCATCTGTTGCACGCAAAGTCAAACCTAAAAAAGCCCAGGTTACTGGCTTCGAAGATGCAGGCACAAATCCTAATTATTATACAGATGCATCTAAATATGCCAAAGAATTCTATGGCCAACGCTACGAAGATACCACACGCTGGGATGACGTAGGCGAACATAACGATTGGAGCTAATATGACAATGCATCTTGTCCGTGGTATGAGTACCACTAGTACTAAAAAGCGTAAGTCACGCAATAAGACAAAGTCACTTCTCAATGCAGAAGCGGCTCTTGCTAAATACTATTCTAAGTTAGGTGTAGATAAATCTACAGCTAATGCACGTCTCGATATTCCAGATTATCGTACACATAAAAATACAATACCTACCGCTGGAGGTATGATTGGCAACGGAACAAAGAAAGAGTCTACTAAATACACTGGCACAGATATCGTTGGAATTGCAACTATGCATAAATCTAATGCTGTACCTATTCGTAGAGGGACTAATGAAGCTACTGAAATAGCTAACATGGGGAATTGATTATGACAGATTTATTTAATAAATATAAGGAGGCTCTCGAAAAGGGACACTGTAAAGTACACTTTATGAAAGTCTCAGGTGAAGAACGTACTATGAGATGTACGTTAAAGAAAGAAGATATACCATCAGCATCAAAGTCTGATCCACTATCACAGACTAAGATAAGAGAACTATCAGAAGATGTACTTCCGGTATGGGATCTTGATGCAAAGGGATGGAGGTCTTTTAGAGTTGATAATGTAATCAGTTTTGAATAGGAGTTTGAATGGATCTGACAATATTAATATACGGATTAACTGCATTGATAGGATATGTTTCTTATCTAATAGGAGTTGGCCAACGTGAACGAGTGATTGCACAGTGTGTGGAATATCTTATTAGAGAAGGTTATCTTTTAACTGATGATAAAGGTGATATAAAGGTGGTAAAATAATGGCAGTAAGACGTACTATGCCTCGTGCTAAGAAAAAGAAAGCGCCATTACCTCGTAGAGCAAAGACGGGTTTTGGTGCAGCTCCGACTGATAGTTGGAGATGGTTCAAAGAATTTATCCGTATGGATATAGATGTAAAAGACATTATGGCTGTTCTTAAAACTTATGTTAAAAAGAATTGTCCTAAAGAATATCTGTCTGTACCTGATTGGCACTTTACAATGTATCGCATACAGGCTGCAAGTATATTATGGAAAGAAAAAGGTCTAGAGTTTCCACCAGGCCATAATCATGATCGTACACTTAAAATGTGGATAAAAGATATTGAAAAAGCAGTTGCTAAGAATACTTTTGTAGCACAGAATACTTCAAATAAAAGAAGTCCGGCACAAATACTTCGCTTAAAGCAAGAAAGCATAATCGGTGCAATCGAAGAAGTATTAGATAATGGTATATATGATCCAGCTGGATTTTCGCCATACGATGAATTAATAAAAGATAATCATGCACAGTCAACTGCAAAAGCTGTAGTAGATTATTATAAACCAATTCTTGAAGAAGCAAAAGAGTTAGTTGAAAAGAAAACACCTGATTTAGTTGAAGCATTTAATCATATGAGTACAACAGTACGTAAGAAGTATCTTGCGTTCTTAGAGCATATCGTAGCAGATGCCACACGATATATGATGGCAAAGAAAGCCACACGTAAGGTATCAGTACCGCGTCCTAAATCAGCATACTCTCAGATAGCTAAGATGAATTATGCAAAAGAGAGTGCAGAATATAAAGTCACATCTATTGATCCACTCTTGATTGTAGGAGCAAGACGAGTCTGGACATTCAATACCAAATACAAGCAACTTACTGAGTTTGTATCAAACGAGCGAGATGGCTTTACTGTGAAAGGCAGCACATTACAAAAGATAGATCTTGATAGATCACGTAAGATTACATTACGTAAACCACATGAGTTCTTACCTGTCATACAGAGTAATACTCAAAAACAAATTGATACTGCATACAGGCAGCTCACTACTAAATCACAGCCACGTAAAGATGGCCGTATAAATAAAGATACAATAATAATGAGGGTATTTGACAAATGATAGATGATGAAACTTTTTTGAATAAACCAAACTTTACTAAAATGGTTGAGAACAAAGTACTAGATACAAAACAGTCCTATATGGATGCTGTACTAGATCTGTGTAATAGACTAGATATTGATCCGATTGATGTGAAGAAATTCGTATCACCGGTCATACAAGGTAAGATTGAAGCGGAGGCAATGACGCTCAACCTTATCCCTAAACAAAATACATTGCAATTCGACTAAATAACTATTTACATTACAGTAATACTATGTTATAATAATTTTATACTTCAGCACATACAAGGAAAATACATGAGCTTTCAAAATTTAAGAAAAAATAAAGATTTAATATCTAAACTAGTCAACGAAGCCGAGAAAGTCGGCGGTGGCGAAAAGAAAAACTATGGTGATGATCGTGTTTGGAAACCGACAGTCGATAAGGCTGGCAATGGTTATGCCGAATTTAGATTCCTACCTGCACCAGAAGGTGAAGACCTACCATGGGTACGGTATTGGGATCACGGATTCAAAGGCCCTACTGGTCAATGGTACATCGAGAAATCACTCACATCAATAGGTCAACCAGATCCGGTTGGCGAGCTTAATTCTAAACTATGGAATTCAGGTCATGATGAAGATAAAGAAACTGCACGTAAGCAGAAGAGACGCTTACACTATGTTTCTAATATTTACATCGTGTCTGATCCAGGCAATCCAGATAATAATGGTAAGGTATTCTTATTCCAGTATGGTAAGAAAATCTTTGATAAGATTATGGATGTGATGCAGCCAGCATTTCAAGACGAAACTCCTATGAATCCATTTGATTTCTGGGAAGGCGGTAACTTCAAACTGAAGATACGTCAAGTCGAAGGCTATCGTAACTATGATAAGTCAGAGTTCTCTGGTACATCTGTACTCTATAATGATGAAGCAAAGTTGGAAACCATCTATAATATGATGCATCCGATTGGTGAGTGGGCAGATCCTGCGAACTACAAATCATATGACGAGTTAAAGAGAAAGATGAATATGATTCTTGCCATCACAGATTCACCTACGATTGCACAACAATCACAACTCGGTGAAGAAACAGTTGCAGCTCCTATAAAGGAAATGCAAGCACCAGTCACTGCAGCTGAAATGCCAGCTGAAGAAGACGATACGTTAAGTTACTTTGCGAAGATAGCTAACGGTTAATAAAAATGTTGGAGATTGGGTGGGCCGTATCTCATCCAGTCTTCCAGATCTCTGGCTTGTGGTCTTTCCATTATTCCAAAAGAGTTAAATGTTGATCTAATCGCTCTCTGATCAGAAAAAGATTGATCATTTACTACTATTCCACTATTACTACCACCACCACCGCCGCCGTCAAGGGCTACAAATCCGGATGTATCACCTGATGGCATAGCTTCTATACTATGATCTCTTCCACTAAGTACGGTTAAAAGATTACCTATGCCTTCAAGGTCGCCTTTAGCTCCTTGAGAAATTGCTGTGAGAGAGTTTTCTTGTTTGACTGTGATTTTTCTTTCTTGTTTGTTTGTACCTCGAGCATTAAACGTACCACCATTTATTGCAATAGCCATATAGCCTGTACTGTTTGCTAAATCAAATGCCATATCAGTAAATGCAAATTGGTTCTTCCTGTCTAAATTAAGAGCTTGC